CCGAAGGCGGCTCGTCCAAAGGTAAGCAGAAGCGAACGGCGAAGGCGATCCGCTGCTTGAGATGTACGATGTAGCTCCCGACGAACCCGCTGATTGCCCTGAGTTGCAGGACGAGGATCGACGCGGACTGTGATATTGAAATCGGCCACCTAGCCCTCACTTTTGTTGGCGGCTTGTCTTTCCGCTATCTCGCATCTTACCCTGTTCAGGCTTATTCTTCTCAACCCAAGTAAGGTAAGCGGTATCCATACGCTGGATTATTAGCACGAAAACATTCGTTAGGATACCATCGAGACACGCCCATTCGGCATACCTAATTATTTTATCCCAGGGAATAGGTCCTGCGCCCCAACCTGAGGGTCTACAGGTGTTGAGGTCCCAGAAAGCTTTAAGGTAGAAATGGTCTCCGTCGCCAAGCGGAGGCTCGTCAAGATACCAATCGGGGAGCTTGCGGCCTTTGCGCAGAGCAGCATCAATAGAGAACTGATCTTTGCTAAGCCGCAAGTCCCAAATTAGGCGATCGGCTAGTTTCCCGCCGTGTCTTCGGCGTCGACGAGGTCAACGAAGTTGGTGGGCTCGGCGCAGAAGGCGCGAAGATCGTCGAAGACCCACGCCGGGATGGCGTTGAGGAAATCACGGACATTCTGCTGATCGAAGGGAACGGCGTCGCCATCGGCGTCATAAACGTCTTTCCAGCCAACAACGACAAACCGAGCATAGCGCTCAATATCTTCGCCCCGGGTTTCGTCGAGGAGCGCAGAGGTGATCTGGCCCTTCAAGGCGCGTCGGTTCTTGGCCGAACCCTTGAGAGCCGCATTGAAATAAAGCTTGTTGGCGTCGGATGCGGGTTTCACAGTCAGCGTGGGGATGAAGTCGCCCGTTGCGATCTGACCCATGCTGTATGAGGCTGTTGCGTCGGAAGATACGTCGAACTGCTTGAGTTGGCTAAAGTCCGCCATGGAACTGTCTCCTGTCTATGATTTACGTTAAGCAAGGACAGTCTGCCGCGAGAACGTCCCGCGGCAGACCATCATTTGGCTTAATCGGTGCCTGCGACCGGTACAACCGGGAAGACGCTGACGCCGAGCGAGTAGTCAAGGGTCTCATCCTTGAAGGCTTCGCCCGCCATCGTGATGAGGACACTTTCGTTAACAGGAAGCTCACGCGACCCATCGCCGATCGTCATGGACGGAATGTCCACCACGATGGCGCCGTCATCATTCTGGACGATGAAGTCCATCGTGACCGTCGTGTTCTGCCGGATACGGGTCACAACGTCCTTATCCGTGAACAACGCCTGCATCTGCATGTTCACCAAGAAATTGCCGGTGTTCATGTACGCGGCGCCGAGGGTACCCAGGATCTTCTCGGGACTGACCTGATTGTCCAACGTCAAGGTGATGTCCTTGAAGTCAGTCGTGAGGCCAGTCTCGTCCGTATCCTGCACACGCAAGCGCGCCACATCAGAAGAGGTGTTGAGAGCACCCGTCATGACCGGATCCGTCGCCGCCGAAGCACCCGATTTCCGCGAACCTGAGACGACGGGAACTTCTGTGTCCGTGCCGATGAAACCAAAGGTGGTCGTCGCCTTGCTCGTCAGAGGCAGAGCAAACGACACTTGGTTGGCGAAGTTGCCGATGGAATATTCGAACTCATCCGTCGAACCGGCGCCGAGGTTTTCCCAAGCAGCTTCGAACTGGAAGCTCCGCTCAAGATACTCGCTGTCGTCCACGGTGACATTGCGAACAAACTTGCCAAACAGGATATCGAGAGTGCTCGGCACCGTCGGGCTAGCAACTTGCAGGTCCGTCGACACCTTATCGCAAGTAATGACCAACGCCGCGATCGTCTTGATCCGCGCATAGCCAAAGGTGTCATTCGCCACACTGTCTTGCAGGGCGTTCTGAACGGCGCCGCCGTTGGACGTAGCCGAGCCAATGTGGATATACTGCCCTACTGTCAGGCCGAGGGTCGTAAAGTCCCAACTGCCGATAGTGCCGCCTTCCGTGATCGTCAAGGTCGTGCCCGAGTAGCCCACGGTGATATCCGTCACACCGTCAAGGAAGCGGATACCGGCAAGCTCAATCTGAGCATTGGCTGGCGCCGTTTCATCAACGAGGTTCTCAGACACAGAGACAGACGTCGCCGAGGTGGCGATATCTGCATCGAGGGTCTTCAAGCCGTTGTTGCCACTTTCAGCAAAGCCACGCGCGAAGATGAGCGTCGCATATTCTGCAGCGCTGAACTCCAGCTTGCCGGCCTGAGCCGCTGTGAGGGCTGCGACCGTGTAACTGTCGCCAGTCGTTTCAGCCGCCGTCGACAGGATGTCCATATCCCGGTTCACGCCGGTGACGAAGACAAAGCCCTCAATGAAGTCCATGAAGGCGCTGACCGTCCAGTCAGCCTCGAACTCCATGGCGCTGTCCAGGTCCGTGAGGGTACCTTTCCGGCGTTGGCGATCTTTGCTGATCGGTTCGCGGGCAACCGTCGTAATCGTGGCGCCCCAGCTATTGATCGAGTTTGGCTCAAGCGTGAACCAAGTGGTGCCCGCGGTTCCGAGCGCGCTCTCAATCGAGTAGATGAAACCTGTGTTGTTTGTGAGCACGCGGCCCATTGTTCTGACCTCCTATTTGGTTTCGTCGTATTCAAAATCGGCTTGGACGTTCACTTGATACCATTTCCCGTCCGGGCCAATCTCGCGTGGGATGACGTCTTTGAAACGTACCGTCGTTCCAGAAATCCTGACACCCTCAAAGATGCCCATTGCAGTCGCCACAAAACCATCAGCCGCTTGAGACCCTTGATCTACCGGAGTGAAGATCTGAACGAAGGCAGAGCCTAATCGCGTGAACTTCCTATTTCCGACAGCACCAAGTGTTTCCTGCGCGGCGTCATTGTGCCGAATGGTCAAACGGACGTAGTTGTCCGCTGGGTTGTTGAGGGTTTCATTATCCAGAGTTATCTCTGTCGTCACGCCCCAAGCAGTAACGAAGAGGTCCAGGATCGCTTCTTTAGCTGCAACAAATCCCGTCATGTCCGCCTCTGCCTTAAGCCCGTTATGTCCTGCTTCACTGCCTTGGTGATCGCCCGCTGCACGAAGCCTGATGGAGCTTGCCGCGATGATCCTTCGTTCAAGCGAAGAATATACGGCACATTGTTTACGATGAAAACCTCTCCTTGTGAGAGGCTATATGATGTGGCTATTGAAGCGATAGCTGATGCTTGACGATTTGCAGCCGAGGACGTTCCGGCGCCACCGGGAGGACGTGGGGCGGGAGAGTTGCTAGCTCCCCCGATACCCGGTATCCAATTGGCCCTAGCCCAACCAGTGTCCACGGGAGTGGCTACTTGCAGGTTGGCTACAATATCCAGGACCAATTTCTTCACAGCCCGCTCGGTGAAGTTATTCACCTGATCGAAGATCACTTTGATCTGTTGCCGTTCCGATATGGCCACCGGTTAATCCCTTAGTTCAGGAAGTCGTCGTCATCTTTCGCAGGCGCCAAGAGCTTATCAGCGTTCATCTGCGCAGCTTTACGGGTCGTGAAGTTCTTGTCGATACCTTCGACGCGCCACTTCCGATCAGCAAGCTTGTAGACCTCGCCATGCTCGTACAGGGTCTCTTCTTCCTGTTCAGCTTCAGGCTCAGGCTCGCCGTCTTCTTCCTGTTCAGGCTCAGGCTCGTCGTCAGCTTCAGGCTCAGGCTCGTCGTCGGTGCTTTCGGCGTCGTCGGCGTCCGATACATCATCGGCTTCGTCTTCGGCGTCCGTAGGCTCTTCTTCGCTGACCGGGGGATCGATCTGCTCGACTTCGGGCTCAGGTAGCGCGCCTGTCGCGACGTCCGGAGCTTCGAACTCAGCAAGCTCAACCGCTTTGGCTTCCCAGAAACGCTTGAGCTTAGTCTTGTTGTTGAAGAGAACTTCGGGGATTGGGTCGCCAGCCTGATGGTTGACGCCTTCGAATTTCATTGGGCGGCGGAAGATGAACTCAGCGTCTTTGTTGAACCGCTGCTTCCAGTGCCGTAGTCGACGGATAAGTTGCGCCATGTCTTTTCATCCTCCTCTAGAGGGAACGGGGCAGGCCCGTCAGAACCCGCCCCGTGCGCCGTAGTTCAAGCCGTTAGGCTAGGGTTATTCGACGATCGCGCCGAAGTAGTAGCCGAGGTCGGCGGAGACTTTCTTCAGCGCATAGGCGCTGTCGATTTCCACACGATCGACTTCGAGGTGGTCCATGCGGAAACGCTTGATCCGCATGCCGTCCGCCGTGGCGCCCATATAGCCGGTCCAGGAGAACGTATAACCAGCAGCCGGCGTCATGATGCCAGGAGCCGGGGGACGATACGCCAGGAGGGCGTTCTTGCCGCCGATGAAAGCGTGGACTGCAGTCTGGCCCTTGACAGCGGTATTTTCGACCGCATCCATGACCAAGACTTCATCAACTTCGAACAACGCCGCCATGGCCGCCTTGTTGACCATCGCCGCGCCAGTGGTCTGACCACGATCCAAACGACCGACCAGATCAGGATGATCCAGCAGGGAGTCGTACACCGCACGACCAAGGACCATCACGTTGGGCGCGAAACCCGTGCTTTCCAGCACGAAGCGCTTACCCTGCCGAACGTCTTCGATCGGAGTGGACGAGGCATCATTCCAGAAGACCTTGTCGTTGGCCGAAGCATTCGTCGGGTCGAAGGAAGCCGGAGCCGTCGCAGAAGCGGCGCCATCGACATCAAACGTCCAAACGCCACCCGGCGCATGGGAAGCCGGGAAGAAAG